ATCGTTTGGACTGCCTGCAACTGCTGACCTTATGTTTGCACTTATTAGTAATGAAGAACTTGATGCACTTAACCAGATCGCAGTTAAACAGTTAAAGAATCGTTATAATGACCCTACTAGCAATAAGAGATTTGTGATAGGTATTGATCGTGCTAAGATGAGACTATTTGATGTGACGCTTGAAGAACAACAAGGCCTTGCAGATAGTAATCAGACAAAAGAGATAGATAAGTTTGCAGAACCTATCTTTGACAAGACAGACTTTGGTGAGGGTTGGACAGTATAGTTATGTCTGAATCAATATCTTGTAAACACTGTGCAAGAGAGATTGTAGAAAGCGTACCAGAAAATGCAGGGTATGTTGCTTGTGCTGGTATGGAGTGTGGCCATATGCGTGTGTATGGATTAGATAAAGAAGATTGCCGTCAGGTAATTTTGAGAAGTGATTTGAAATTATGATGCTAAAAGATGTATTTATAACTATACCACCAATGTGGAGCGGTATGGGAACATGGGCTTATTCTGGTGAAAAAGAAGTAGAACCAGATGGAAATAATGCTAAAATGTGGCACTATCTGATAGCACCAGATGGGACTAAAATTGACATTAATCAATACTTTGGGTCGTATTATATACCCAAAAACTCTGAGATAGAAGATTTAATAACAGAATTGCCAGAAGTGAGGAGGCATCTTGGAGAAATATAAATTAATTATAATACTCCTTCTAATAGAAATAGCTTTACATATATTAGAAGTTATTATCGATATAAGTCAATATGTCTCTTGACATTTAACACACATACTGGTATAGTCTTAATATGAACTTTTATACAAACGTGCTCCAATGGGGCAACCAACTTTTTGTGCGAGCTGTTGTCAACGGTGAACGTCAAAACTTCAAAGTCAAATATCGTCCAACACTATACTCTCCTGTGCCTGGCAAAGAGACAGGGTATAAAACGCTGGACGGTGTTTCTGTATTGCCCACTGAATTTGATTCTATCAAGGAAGCAAAGGATTGGGTTAGTAGTCACAAGAATCAACCTGAGCTGGTGTATGGTAACACACAGTTTGCATATAACTATATCGCTGACACTTACAAGGGTGATGTTAAATGGGATTTAGATAAACTTCTAATGGTCACGATTGATATTGAGGTGCAGTGTGAGAATGGATTTCCTTCACCTACTGAGGCAGAAGAAGAGATGCTCTCAATCACAATCAAGAATCACCAGAACAAAAAGATTGTTGTGTGGGGTATCGGTAAATTTGAAACAGATCGTGAAGATGTAACTTACATTGAGTGCGAGAGTGAAGTCCATCTGTTCAAAGAGTTTCTTATATTCTGGGAGAAGCATCAGCCAGACATTATCACAGGATGGAATACAGAATTTTTTGATATTCCTTATCTCTGCAATCGTATCATCAAACTATTTGGTGAGGATGAGCTGAAACGTCTATCTCCTTGGGGTAGTGTCCAAGAAAGAGAAGTGTTTAAGATGGGACGCAATCACCAGACATATAACATACAAGGTGTTGCTGCTCTAGATTATTTTGACCTGTATCGTAAGTTTACCTATCAAGCACAAGAGTCCTATCGCCTTGACCATATTGCGAAGGTAGAACTGGGCGAGAGTAAAGATGGCAATCCCTATGACACATTTAGTGAATGGTATCAAAAAGATTTCCAATCGTTTATTGAATACAACATTCAAGACGTTGAGATTGTTGATAAGCTAGAAGATAAGATGAAACTGATTGAACTATGCTTAACTATGGCCTATGACGGTAAGGTTAATCATACAGATGTTCTTGGTTCTGTTCGTTATTGGGATGTTCTTATATATAATTATCTAAGAGAAAGAAACATAGTCATTCCACAAAAGAAAGTTTCTAAGAAAGCAGAACAGTTTGAGGGTGCATATGTAAAAGACCCACAGGTAGGTATGCACAAATGGATTATGTCTTTTGACCTTAACTCTTTGTATCCTCACCTTATAATGCAATACAATATATCACCAGAGACATTGCTACCCAGTAATAAACAAGAGGGGTTAGTTGATAAGATTCTGGATGGTAAGGTTAGAAATGACACTGAATATAGTATGACGCCAAACGGTGCATTTTTTAGGAAGGACAAACGAGGATTCCTTCCAGAGATTATGGAGAATATGTATAATGATCGTGTCAAATACAAAAAGCTTATGTTACAAGCTCAACAGGAGTATGAGGACACTAAGAAACCAAGTCTTCTCAAGGATATCTCACGATATAACAACATTCAGATGGCGAAGAAAATATCCCTTAATAGTGCGTATGGTGCTATTGGGAATAATTGGTTTCGCTATTTCGATCTTATGGTCGCTACAGCAATTACTTCTAGCGGTCAGTTATCTATACGATGGATTGAGAAGGCTCTTAACATCTATCTCAACAAGATTGTTGGAACTGAAGAGGAAGATTACGTTATTGCAAGTGATACGGACAGTGTATACATCACTTTTGATACGCTTGTATCTAAATCTTTTAAAGACAGAAATCCTTCTACAGAGTCCATCGTCAATTTTCTGGATAAAATTGCCACTACTAAAATTGAACCATTCATTAACAAATCATATCAATCACTTGCTGATACTGTCGGGGCATATGAACAAAAGATGATCATGGCCCGTGAGGTTATCGCTGACAAGGGTATATGGACTGCAAAGAAGAGATACATTCTTAATGTTCACGATAGTGAAGGTGTGAGGTATAGTGAACCAAAGTTGAAGATCATGGGGATTGAAGCGGTCAAATCAAGTACGCCAGCACCATGCAGAGAGAAAATTAAGGAAGCATTGAAGATTATAATAAACGGTGATGAGAAAATGCTAAATACATTTATACAAGAGTTTAGGGAAGAGTTCATGACGTTATCACCAGAAGAGATTGCTTTTCCTCGTAGCTGTAATGGTGTAAAGAAGTTTACAGGAGAATCCAGTTTGTTTGGTAAAGGCGCTCCCATGCACGTTAAGGGTGCAATATTGTATAATCATTTGGTGAAAGAGAATAAACTGTCTGGTAAGTATCCCTACATTCAAGAGGGTGACAAGGTAAAGTTTGTGAATATGAAACAGCCTAACATCTATACATCCAGTGCATTTTCTTTTATAACTTTCTTTCCAAAGGAACTTGACATACGAGACAGAATAGACTATGATGTACAATTCACAAAGTCATTCGTAGAACCGATACGGTTTATCACAGAGAAAATTAATTGGTTGATTGACGATAGTTATGGAACACAAGGCAGTTTAGAGGATTTTTTCGGATGAGATATAATAGATACACGCTAGATGACCTAAAGAAATCTTCTGATCGTAAGAGGTTCAGCTACATTTCATTCTTTGCAGGGGGCGGTGGATCAACTGCTGGATATAAACTTGCAGGCGGTGATGTACGATTTGTAAATGAGTTTCAACAGGTCGCAGTCAATACATATCTTGCAAACTGGCCTGGGACTCCTCATATATGCGGTGACATCAAGAATGTTACTGGACAACAAATTATGGAGATGACAGGACTCAAGGTTGGAGAACTGGATATACTGGATGGTTCTCCACCATGTCCGCCGTTCTCTATGTCTGGCACTAAGAAGAAGGGCTGGAACAAAGAGAAGATGGCATATGGTATGAAACAACAAAATATAGAAGACTTGACATGGGAGATGATACGCATTACAAGAGAGATGCAGCCTAAGGTTGTTATATGCGAGAATGTCAAGGGTCTGACTATGGACTATGCAAAACAGCATCTTGATCGTATGGTTGCTGACTTTGAGAAAGAAGGCTACACCACCACATCCAAGGTATTGAATGGTATACACTATGGCGTACCTCAGAAACGTCAACGTGTATTTATCGTATCAGTGCGTAATGATGTAATGGATGATATTGGTATGCCTTGGATGACTATACAGAACATATTTCCTGATGGTGCAACGAATGAAGAAGCAACAGTAGAGGATGCAATCGGAGATTTACGACTAGACAATGAGAATAGC